CCCGATGCCCTCAAAGGATTATTTTAGATGACCAAAAAGAAAACCTTGCGACAACGTGAAGTCGAGGCTCTTGAGCAACGGTAGCGCAAGTTAGGCTTACTGAAAAGCGGTATCAGTTTTGGCGGTAATTCAATTGCTACTTGTGACATCTGGAGCTACCAGTTGAATGATGGAAGGTTTATTTAATGAATCACCATTGCTTGTAATGTCAATGAGTTGCTTGTCAAGTCCAAGTAATTTAGCTTTTCCCATAGTCGCAGATACCATAGCGGATGCACTCTCGGTATCAGCTCCCATCTGTCTAGCTTCTTCAAGCTCTTTAATTAAATCATCTACTGTCATGTTATGCCTCTCTCTGTGCTCAGCTTCTAGCTCCTGAATCCTTACCGTTACCTTATCTGTTTTCTTTAGCTCACACGCTTTAACATGGATCGTGTTTATAGACATGCTGTCAGTGTCATAGCTTTGCCTATATGCTTCACTTGCATTACCTGTTTCAATGAAAACTTGGCAGAATTTCTCCTGTTTTCTATCTTTTAACTCACTCACTATTATCCACCAATGAATCAATCATGTATAACACTTTATCAGGTATATGGCTAAAACACTCATATCTTGATCCTGCAAATACTATCTCTGGCTTATGTCTACATTTTGATAAAAGTGACTTGATTTTAATCTCTAGGTCAAATACATCGCTTGCATTCGCTTTGATGTTTTTAACAACTTCATACTCATAAGGCATTACTGATTTTGAGTATCTCTGTCTAATGTCTTGAACTGTTATGCCTGCTTTGTAGAAAACGGTTCCGTTATTTTCTTTAATCTTTAATATGTAGAAATTAGATAAACCATTATGATTTCTATTGCACTTCTCAATGTATTGAGATTTTCTGTAATTACTGCCACTTCCACAGGCTCTACACCCGCTCCCTCCTATATGGTCGTGCAGTCTCTGTTTGAATACGCCATGCTTATGACATCTTATTTTTATAAAATCGAATATCCCTATATTTTCAGTATTAAAGTATTCGTATTTGTCTCCGTGTGTTCTTTTTATTTCTTCCAAGCGATCACACCACGGTTTAAACATTCCAATATTTGATCTTTCTGAGCACTTATAACAACCTAAGCCAAGAAGATGATTAGATGCTCTTTGCTCAAAAATTCCGTGAACAGGGCATCTAATTTTAATTTTATCTTTAGATCGAATGTAGTTTACTTCTGAATAGTCGTATTTATTATTGTGAATTGTGCTTGATCTACTAGTAAATTCTTCTGTGGTTAATCTTCTCGACATATCTACACCTCTGCAAATAACCTGAATTAATGATAAGTGAAGCAAGAAATCAGGTTAATTTCCTTTCGAGTTGCATGCTCTAGCTTCAAGTGAATTTTACCATATCTCCTTGTAGATTTCTATTAAATCTAATGCGTTGTATACGAGTATTTTACTATAAATCTGATAGTAATTGTATTAATAGATTGCTGTATATTTTTTATACGATTTCTATATAAAACACCTAAAATTACCCTAAATTATGCTGTTTTTCTTATACCATTAAATGCGTTTCTCTATAAGAAGAATACCGTTTCTGGTATATTTTAACCTTTTTAATAATAATTCGTATTAAGATAAATAATGATGGAAAGCAAACCCTCTAACTGATATAATTTACTTGTGGCTAGGGTAGCTCCCGAAAGGCATTTAACCTGAATGCTTGTCACACCAATTTTTCAGGTATCAATGAGGATTGAATTATGGCAATGGTTCAAGGTGTTGGCATTAATGATGTGCCTGCTCAAGAAAGACAAAAGAATATAAACTTTGGGCTAGTATGCTCAACCGAAGTTATAATGAAAAACTACACCAAAGAAAACCAACATACAAAGACTGTTTAACATCAAAAGAATTTCTGGTTTTATCTGACTTTTGCGATTGGTGTCAAAACCAAATCGGATTCAATCAGCCAAACTTTGAGCTTGATAAGGATTTACTTGCTAAGGGCAATAGAGAATATCACCCTGATAAATGTGTGTTTATTCCTAAAGAAATTAACTCATTTTTAAGAACATCAAGTAAGTCAAGAGGGGGTTTGCCGATTGGTGTCTGTAAAGTTAAGGGTGGCGGATTTCGTGCACAGTTAAGAAATGGGGTAGGAAAGAAATATCTCGGAACCTTCTCCACCCCAGAACTATCCTTTCAAGCCTACAAAGTCGCAAAAGAACAAGCTATCAAAAACATGGCGAATAAGTGGAAAGATCAAATTGATCCACGCGCCTATGATGCGCTTATGGCTTATCGAGTGGAGATTACGGACTAATGGCAATCTCTCGGAAAACACTGGCAAAGTTGACTGATAGTGAAGTACAGGCGGGCTACATCACTAGCCTTGCCTTTGCTTTAAAATCACATATCCGCAAAACATCAAAGCGCACAGGCCTAAACATTGATGAGATTAGTCAAGCTGTGACGCAGAAGAAAACTAAATCCTACCTGAAATACCTAACGAGTTTTAACCGCTTCAAGACTAAAGGCGATATAGGTAGCATTACCTTTGATTCTGTTATAAAAAAAATGGTTGCAATCCCAACTAAACAATAATACAATTCTACTATTAACTAAGAGGAAGAAGAAATGAACTTCAAAAACATGAAAATTAAAGTAGAAAACAACCTTGATGAGATTTTGAACACACTAAAATCAAAAGGTATTGATCGCTGTAATTATTCTTTTGATGGAAAGGTACGAGTTATTTATGTTTCAGGAATAGCAAATGAAGCATATGGTGCTTACAAAAGTTCAAGGGATATGGATTATTTATTTGGCGCAGACCTAACCACCCTAGCCGAACTAAAGGAGATGTGATGTTAAGTTACGAGAATGGTGTTGTTATAGCTAGTAGAGGGAAAAGCAAAACAATCCTGTCCAATCAATACGGTTATCTTGGCTATTACTATGGGTATAAGTGTTTTAGACCATCTGAAATAAAAAGTATTCATGATCTAAACGACCTTAAATCCATAATTCTAAATAATGGTTGGGATGTGGACTGGGTTACTTATCAATGGTGTTTAAATAATTTTGAAAAACTAAAGGAGATGTGAGGTGACTTACAAAGAAAATCCAATAGCAACAACACTGGCTTGCATGGCACTTGGTTTGTTTTTTGGAGGGTTAATAGGATGGTGTATTTAGCAATAGCTGTAATTTGCGCTGTAATCGCGCTAGAGGTGGGTTTAATGGCAAAGCAGTACAACTACATACAACGCAAAGAAATTAACCAAATACGAGCAATGAGGGGGTTTTGATGAAAACACAGCAAGAAGTTGAATTAATGAAAACAAACATTCAGAGAAAAATAGAAGCGCAGCAAGTTATTTGCAGTGGTTTTAAATTTGGAACTGGTGATTGGGTGCATGCAGACCGTGAATACGCAAAACTAATCGCTCAATGGAATATATTATTGGAGGTTTTAAAATGACCCACATCCACCTAAGCGCAATCATCGTAGTGGCATTAATGATTGCCCTGCCGACTGGCTGCATTTACAACAACGCGGAACGTCAAGCCAAAGACATTAAAGCCTGCGAGTCAGTAGGCGCAAGATGGCAGTATTCAAGTTTAACTAAGCAAGTGAATTGTGTGCCGAATAGGAAGTATGGGTATGAATAAATTAGAACCGACCGAAGTCATCCGCAGTGAAATGGGGACTTGGACGCACCCTGTATACATTGATCGCGTATGTGAAATGTTTGGTGATAAAGAACACATAACCAAAGATGAGTGGGATAACTTCAGAAAAGAATTAAATATAGATACTGTCACTTTTTGGATGGAAAGCAGCGTTAATTCTGATGATTGGGAAACCATGATGGATGACTGTGATATCACAAAATGGGAACCAATTGCACCAAATGGTTTTTTCTTAATTGATATCAATTTTAGTGAAGATGATGCCTATGCAATTTTCGCTCGAAACAAGCACAATAGTGAGCTGACCTAATGAACCAAATTAAACAAAAAATCGAAGAAATCGGATTAAGCCAACGTGAAATTTCAGTGCGCTTGGGTAAAAATGCTTCCTACTTGGCAGGGGTGTTTCGCTCAGGTTTAAGCACAGCAAAGCAAGCGGAGTTGCTTAAAGATTTAGAAGTGGTTGGAAAGGGTGGATATTTTCAAAGTGAAGGGGATATTATTGCTGAACTAGATCGAAGTATAGCGAAATTGCAAGATGCTAATTCAGAATTGCGAGCCGAGTCTGATAGGTATTTCAACGACCTCCAGACTGCACACCAGTCGTACATTGAAGCACAAAATGCAGGAATAAAAGCACTAGAGAGTTATGGTGTGGTTCAAAAACAACTAACCGAAACGCAAAAATACTTACTTGAAGCAAACCAAGAATGTGAGCAAATCAAAAGCAAATACAGATTTGTGCTGATTTTTAATTATGTGCTGTCACTGGTTATTTTGGGGATTGCTATCTCATGGGTGTTAGCATGATTTTAAAAGAAAATGATTTACCTGATGATGTTGTTAAAAGTTTAGGAGAGGTTTCATAGAAACCCTAAAAAATTAATTAAAGGAGACTGAAATGTCAATTAACGCAAAACTACTTGAACAAGACAAATTAATCCGAGAGCAGCATGAAGCAATCAAAAAGCTAAAAACTGCACTAAAAATGGTATTAAAGAATGGGAATGAGGATGTTGAGGATGTTGGGGAAGGCAGTGCAAAGATACAAGAAGCTCAGTCTGGAATGTCAGATATTATTGACCACCACAACTCTATGATTTCTGGGTGCAAAGACGAGATTGAAGGAATTTTAAGTATGTTGGATTTAGAATTCTAATCACGAATACTCACTTTAAAATCAATGTTAAACTAACCCTCATCACGAGGGTTTTTTAATGAACAGAAAAGTCATACGCACCACAATCCGAATAAACGGTCAGGATCAAATCTGCACAAGCGAGAACGAATACAATCAATTGCAGTCCACTGGCTTGCGAGTGTCTTGCAATATCATCAATGGCAATGGCGCAGTATCACCAACAGCTAATATTCAGATATACGGCTTAGCTTTAGACAAGATGCTCAAGCTCATGCGGATCCAATGGAATACAATGGGCGCGGTACAAAACACAATACTGATTGAGGCAGGCGAAGAAGGCAGCGAACTATTCAAGGTCTACAGTGGCAATATCACTTTCGCTAAAATAGACATGGCTAATGCGCCAAACGTATCACTCAACATTGAATCTCAATCCGCTATTGTGGATTCATTGCTTCCTGTTCAATCTAAAATATTTGAAGCGAACACCGATGCGGCAGCAATGATTGAAGATATTTGCAAAGACATGGGATACCGATTCGAAAACAACGGTGCATCAAAGATCATTGCAGATGGTGGCACATATAATGGCACACGAATCAACATGATAAAAAGTATTGCCGATGCTGCCGACTTCGATTTATATATCGAGCAAAACAATATTGCCATTTGCCCCAAAGGTGGTCCACGCAAAATCCCTGTACCAATCATTTCACCAAAGACTGGTCTTGTTGGTTATCCAATCCCTGACGTTCGCGGTGTGTCATTCAAAGCCTTTTATGATCCACTCATTCGATTTGGCGGACTGGTTGAAATCCGAGATAGTGTTTTAGGTGCAACCGTCAACCGTCAATGGCGAATTTTTGGCACAACCGTTACAATAGAGGCTAATTTAGATGGTGGCGCATGGTTTATTGACTGTAATGCCGCACCAGTGGGGAGTGAATATGTCGCTATTGCAAGATAATCAACCTGTTTTAAATGCACGACCTGAGCAAACAGTGGCAGGCGCAGCGCAAGACATGTACATCATCAACAATCTGATTGCAAATATTCACACGATGATGCCTGTTAAGATTTTGAGTGTGACTGTTCCGCCTGACAGCCTTGCCCCAATTGGGCGCTGTGAAGTTCTTCCATTGGTTCAGCAAATTGACGGCTCAAATAATGTCTACCCGATGGGGAAAATTATTAACGTGCCTTATTTGCGTGTGCAGGGTGGCTCGAATGCTATCGTGATTGATCCACAAGTGGGTGATGTTGGTCTGTGTGGATTCTGTGAGCGTGATATTTCTATCGTGAAAAGGACTGGTGAGCTATCCGCGCCTGACACGCGTAGAAAATATGACATCAATAGCGCAGTCTATATGTTCACAATGATGTCGGGAGCGCCTACACAGTATATTCATTTCAAATCATCGGGGATTGATATTAAAACAACTGGCGACTTAAACATTAATGGCTTGATTATCAAAGCAGATGGCACACTGGTCACTAAAGATGGTGATACAGTTGATAAGCATAGTCACGGTGGCGTACAGTCAGGCGGTTCAAATACTTCGCCTTTAGGGGGTTAATCAATGGCACGCACACTATTCTTAATGCCAGACACATGGGACTTAGCACTCGATGTTGAGGGCAATATAGCATCTGCAACAAGCACATATCAGCGAGCACAGGATATTTGCTCCGCTTGTCGTGTATTCCGTGGTGATTTGTATTTCAGTAAATTGGAAGGCATCCCCTACCGTGAGTCAATTTTAGGCAAGAGCGCCTACCCAATCGGGCTGTATCGGTCTGAATTAAATCGTGCTGCATTATCCGTAGAGGGTGTTGTTTCTGCTAATATTAAACTTAATCAGTTAAATAATCGGATATTGACAGGCATGATCGAATTTACCGACATTGAAAATAACACGGCAACGGTGGCGCTATGATCCCAAAACCAACAGTCACCGATAAGGGGATTATTGCCCCTCCAAGTGAAGAAGTATTGCAGGGCCTTTGGGCTATGTTTGTGGCTGCTTTTGGCCCTGATATTGCTCAAGTGCTGAATACACCACAAGGGCAGATTGCAACCTCTGTTACTGCAACATTACGTGACCGTGATGATCAAATGGTTCAGCTTATGAACCAGATTGACCCACAATATGCGACAGGGATTTGGCAAGATGCTATTGCTCGATTGTATTTTTTAACTCGACAAGGTGTTACACGCTCTACGGCACAAGTTACCTTTTTTGGCTTGGCAGGCTCAGTCATTCCGCAAGGATTTCAGGTTCAGGATCAAGCAGGCAATACTTGGGTTTTACTAGCACAAGCAACTATTTTACCTAGTGGTGAGGTTGTTGCAACGGTTGAATGTCAAACTCTTGGACCTATTTCAGCGTCACCAAATACAATCACTATTATTGTTCAAGCACTGGCAGGTGTCGATCGTGTAGAAAATCCAAATGCAGCAATTACAGGCAGGGCGGAAGAATCACGCGATGATTTTGAGATCCGCAGACAAGAATCCGTATCAGCCAATTCTAAAAATACTGACAGCTCGGTTCGTGGTTCAATAGCCAACCTTCCAGATGTTTTAGACGTTTGGGTAAAATCTAACCATACTGTTGCACCAGTAACAATGGGTATCACAAACTATCCAGTTTTGCAGCACAGCATTTTGGTCTCTGTTGTGGGTGGTGGTGATTACGACATTGCAGAGCAAATCTTAATTAAAGCTGGATCAGGATGTGGCTTCACTGGAAATACAGAAGTTACCGTTATCGATAATGATGCTCTTGCTGTCACACCGCCACAATACGACATTAAGTTTTTACGCCCAACATCAACTACAGTGAAATTTAAAGTCACTTTCTTTGACATTACACAGCTTTCATTCCAAAATCAGCAAGCCATTAAGAATGCTATCTTGACCGCATTAAGTTCTGGCAGAACAAGAGCGCGTATCGCTCAAAACTTACGTGCTGTACAGTACGTGTCTGCGGTGACAAGCGTAACCGATCTTGAGTTGGTTTCAATTGAAGTCAGTCTTGATGGCGTAACTTGGGTAGATCGCTTAGAATTTGGCGTGGATCAATTCCCTGTATGTTCACCGGCAGATATTGAGGTGGTTTAATGTTTAGAATTGAAGACACTATCTCATCACAATATGCAAATAGTCCGCGCTTGATGTTGATCATTCAAGAACTGCATAACGCGATTGACCCAACTAAAAACATACAAGACTTTTATCGTATCATGTGGAACCTTGAGACAGCGCAAGGGGTTGGGCTTGATATATGGGGGCGCATTGTCGGCATTGGGAGAAATGTTCCATTGCAAAACCCAGAAGAAGAATCTTTCGGATTTCATACGGACTTGCCTGAGCCAAAGTTTACGCCTTTCAATGTCGCGCCATTTCGAACCGATTCTGGCGGTTTTAATGCTTACTCACTTCCTGATAGTCTCTATCGAAAATTAATTTTTGCAAAAGCATTCGCAAATATTATTTTAGCAACCGCACCAAACATCAATAAGTTGCTGAAAATTCTACTTGAAACACCATCTGTTTATTTATTGACAGGCATTATGCAAGCAAAGTATCAGTTTCAAGGTCGGC